CTCGTCAATGACAAAAGTCGTAAGCCCTGGAATAGATTTAAGGTTTGCTGTTTGGTTCCCGCTGCTCGTCTTAATCCCCGAAAAGAGAATCCGTGAGCCGCTAACCTTGTTAATAATTTCATCCGATGTGATGCTGAAGTCTTGACGGTTGCCCATCTTTTCCATTGTCGCGGTGAACTCGGGTATAATTGACTTCTCCGCGCTCTTCATCGTCCATCGCGTGAATAATATCACATGACCTTTTTGATAGCTGAGGTCATTCAGAAAAATAGATGCGTGAGTAGATTTTGCCGAACCTCGACCACCCAATAGAATTATTACATCATTGTCCGGTGGGTCTTGAAATAGCGGGCGATAAGGGTCAAGTATTACGAATTGTCGCGCTCGCTCTTCCATATGATGTTAGGCGGTGTGCCTTTGTTCTCCGCATCGTGGTCAATGTTAATGCGATCACCGTACTTTCTCGGATTCATTCGCGCTAACATCCACTTGCGGGCATCTACCCTTAGCTTGCTCCGTTGGATGAACTCGGTGTTTTGCTTGGGGTTGCCGTTGTTGTCATAGGTTTCATCCCCGCTCGAATCGTCCGCAATCTCTTCAATCTGGTCAAACATAATGGCGGCCCGAAGTTCTGTCGCGCGCGCGTATTGGTTTCCTATTTCATCTGAATCAAGCACCGCACCGAAAAAAGTTCGCTTGCTTATGCCCACCTCTTTTATTGCGCTGCTTGCGCTTTTCCCCTCTGAAATAAGGCGTATGACCTCTTGAATCTTTTCTGCGGTTGTCATGGTTCAAAGGTACTAAACAAAAAGGATTGAGCCGTCAGGCTCCATGTGGATGTAAACGTAAGGAGCGTAAATCCCTAGCGAATCCTTAACAATTAGCTTTACCGATTCCCTACTGATGGTACCTACCTCGCCCTCTTCCACCTCTTCAATCCCCTCTACCGCTTTTCCAAGTTTGAAGGACCGGTAAACTGAATGGTACGACTTGCCGGCAAACTCGCAGGCTTCTGTTAGGTGGTGGAAGAGCCTGCGCTCTCCCTCTTGGCTCATTGCTTTGTACATTACAGTTGGTTTAAGGTGATTTTGTCGATGAACCAGTTGTTAGATAGCTCATGCCTGTGGATGTGCGATGATTCTTGCCACTCGCTACTTACTTCTACCTCATCCATATCTTCTTCTTCCACCATCCCCAACGCTTTCTTCATCGTTGTGGCAGCTCCGATTATGTTCTCGAATTGGTCGCTGATGACGTAGCAGTATTTATTTTTAGGCATCGTTAATTTCATTATACAAGTAAGCTACTGCCCAAGCAATAAATGACCAAATAAAAGATAAGGCAAGAGTTAGAGATACCTTTACCTGCAAATCACTTATTTCGTCTGTCCAAATAAGCGAAAACAACATTAATACAAGAAGCACTAATGACAACAGGCAAATAATACCCGTAATCTTCATAGTCTTTTCAATCATGATCTCAGCTCTTTAGCTTTTGACAAATACCACGCGGCTTTATCGAGGTCGCGCTCAATCGGTTGGTCGGGCTTGCTCCCTGCCCTTAGCTTGTACTTAAACGCGCACATCTCGCAATGTGTGGCAGTTTTTTCCTTTCCCCAAATAGCGGCCATCATGTCGATGACCTCAACACTAAACTCTTGGTAGTGGGCGGGGTTAATGTAGTCGTAATCGCTCATCGCCTTTGGTTTTACTTGCAGCAAAGCTACAAAATAAATCAGATACTATTTGCATCACTTGTCAATCATCACCATCGCGCTCCCCCTCGAGCAAACATAGCTGCGCCTGACGTGCTTTCCCCTCTGCAAATAGTCGTTGACCTTATCAAAAACCCCTAGCTCTTTCTCGATAACCTTCTCCGCCTCCTGAAGCGTTTCGTAGTCGCGGTCGGGATTGCCCTTTATGCAAAGTGTGTATCTCATCAAAATGGTAAATCGCTTTGAGTTCTCGTCACATTCGATGCAGCAGCCGAAACGGTCACCATGCCCCCATCTTCTACCCATCGAACGTGGCGTCCTTCAAACACCAACCCACCAACCTCCAATGGCTCACCGTTTCGATATTTCGCTATGTCGATTAGTCCGTAGTATTCCCCCTTCTCATCTAACATCTCATAGCGTTGGCTCCACCACGGGAATAGCACCATGTCCGCGTCCTGTTCTATCGCCCCTGAATAGCGTAAATCTGAAAGCTGAGGACGTTTATTTGCTCGCTTCTCCACTTCCCTCGATAGCTGCGATAAAAGCATTACAGGCACGTTTGAACGCTTGGCCATCTGCTTGCACTTCCAACTGATACGGCTCACCCTCACCTCTTCGCTTTGCACCCTTTCGCGTGTGCTGCATAGCCCCAAATAGTCAATGACCACAAGGCTCACTTTTTTCCGTTTAGCCACCGTGCTAACCTTTGCCGCTATGTCCTCTATGTAGCTGATGCGGTCGTAAATCTCTATATCTAGCTGCCCGATCTTGTCCGCTATTTCCATTAAGATTGGCCACTTTGATTCGCTTGGGCTGTCTTTGAAAATTTCGTCCATCGTCACCCTCCCGTCTTGAGCGTGCATCCTTTTGACCAATTGGATAGCACTCATCTCTAGGCTGAAAAATAGCACCGTGCCTTTTTGTGCTGATGCCCTCCCCGCGTTTAATGCAAAAGCCGTTTTCCCCATCCCTGGGCGAGCGGCAACTATAACGAGGTCGGAAGGTTGGAAGCCTCGCGTGTGAGTGTCTAGCTTGTAAATGCCCGAAGGCGCACCGGTGATCTCGTTGTTCTTCAGCTTTGCAATATCGTTGACCGCTTGTATCGCTATGTCTTGGATCTTCTCTGTCTTGAGCGTGTCAACGCTTGACACTATCGCGTTAACCTCTTCACTGTGGCCTGTGAGTAGATCAAAAATATCTTCATAGTCTGCCTCAATGCCCCTTGCGCAAGCCTCTTTGAATTTCCTGAACATCCACCGTTCTCGAACTGTTAGGGCTGCATTCTGCCATTCATAGAAATAATCTAGGGAGGTGTATGAAAAAATTATTTTCGGATTGACCTTTGATTTCTCGGCTACAGAAACTAGGTCTGGCGTTCTTCCAAATTCGCGAATCGCGATACAGGCTTTTATGATTTCGCGGCAATCTTCATCTTCAAAGTAGATTGGTGAGTTAATAACCTCGAACAGTTCATCATGGTATTTTGGGAAAGTCAGCGCAGTAGCTACGCAAACGTGTTCTGGATTAACTTCTTTCATATGCGCTTTTTCTGTGGTTGGTGTCCGTTAGCCTCTTTGTAGCTTTCAAAGTCGCGTGATGCCCAATTTAGAAATGTTTTATACGCGCTCTTGTTTTTTTGCTTGAGCGGTTTGTAATTGTCCATTGCCTGAAAGGTCTTGGCTACAAAGTTTGGGTTTGGGTATTTGTCGATTATGCTTTGCGCTTGGTCGTTGGTGAGTGGCTCTTTCATTTTGCAAACGTCAGGGCAATTTTCTTCTAACCAATTCAAAAGTTTTTGCGCGTGCGTTACTTCTTCCCCTTCTTTAGTTTCTTTAACTTCTTTAGTTGTTGTTATTTGCCTGTTATCTGTCTGTTCTCTGTCTGTTCGTTTGCCTGTTACCCGCCTGTTATCTGACTGCAATTTTCCCCATTTTACAAGGCTTACAAGCTGAAATCTGTTTGTTACCTTCCTTGTTATCTCTCCGCATTGCTCAAGTTTGGCCATTGCCGTCCTGCATTGCTGAGGTGTAAGAAGCACCGCGTTACTCAAAGTTTCCCAAGAAACAACCATAGACCCCGCCTCTATTTCAACCCCTTTCCATTTCTTGGGCTCGTGGTTAACAGCAACAAGAAGATAAATAAGAAGCCTTGTGGCGTTGTGATCATCCCACCATTCCCATTCTAACAGGCTCCTGTGGAGCTTAACCCATCCACTCATATCGAACTATTCAAAAGTGCTGCAATCTTATTCTGTATGTCAATTTCCTGTAATCGAACAACAGAAAGCAAATACTCTGAGTGGGCGCAAGCCTCCCAAAAAGGAAAACCCATGTACGGAAGTTCTGAAACTATCTGCCTGATTTCATCGGGGTGCATTCTTAAAATACCACCCTTTACAATCAGTTCGCGCACCATGTCACGCTGCTGCATAGCCATAAAAGACAAAGCCCCTCCTGCGGCCGAGCTGACAACTCGGAAGCACATTGGCCGATAAGGTAGCCTTTGTGCTTGCTTCCGCGGGAAGGGACTTGTAAGATAGTTTTTTCATTCCTTATCATTTCGTTGGCGCGTCACTTCCAACGGGTCAAAAATACACTAGATCAAATCAAACAGCGTGGGCACGTTGACTTTATATTCAACACTTTTCAAATAGAATAAGCCGTCATCATAATAATCAGGATTCAGCTCCGTACTAATAGCATTGCGGCCCATCTCAATAGCTTTGTAAGCTGTACTGAACAGCCCGCCAAACGGATCATCCACAAGCTCGCCCTTCATCGTAAAGCGGTTAATAAGCCGCTCAATCAAATCTAACTGCAAAGGGCAGATGTGCTTCTCACGCTTTCGGTTTACCTGATTGGCATTCAAGGTGCACATTCGGTTAATATCCGTCCACACGCCCTCATGACTTGAATGTGTTGGCAATGTCATAAACAAAGCACTCAAACGGCCATTGTCGTCCAACTCCTCACAAGTCTGCAAATGCTCTCTGAAGCTGTAGATATTGTTCTTATTGAACTTTTTCCAAGCGTTGAACATTGTCCCCATCTCCATTGTCTTAAGCTCCTCAGAGCTAATAAAACGGTTTCCGTCAGTTCTCCAATAAGCGTGTGCATCTAACTGCCAATTGGCGCGGTTATATTCTGCCTTTGTCTTAAATACAGGTTTATCTGCATAGGCGTTTGAATTATCGCTTGGAGCCTTTCTAAAGAGTAGAATGTATTCAGGCAATCCCACCCCCATTTTAGATGCGTCTTTGCATTGCTCAGACCATCCCAAGCGGTACGTTTGATTGTTCTCCCTTACTACATCGGTTGTAACCGTGATCTTTCCAATAAGGTAAAATCCATGCTTCACAAAGTGCGCCACCGTTTTGCCTGAGAAGTCGTCTATAGTGGTAAATGAAGTGCCGTTTTGATAGCTGTACCGAATGCGGTCTTTGACATGGATAGCGGCAACTCTCCCAGGTTTCAAAGTTCTCAGAAGGTTAGGGGTTAAGAAATCCATCTGTTTGAAGAAATTCTCATTGCCGTGATTATGCCCCATGTCGTTGTAATTGTCGGAGTATTCGTAATGATCCCCGAACGGAATGGAGGTCAAAATCATGTCGGTGCTGTTGCTTTCCATTTCTTCATGGATTGTCACCGTATCCTCGTTGAACACTTTCGCTCCGGCCACTTGTGCCGATCTGCGTTTATTGAATACTTGTCGCTTCATGTCGCTTTTGATTTTGTCGGTATTTAGTCCGTACTCTCTCACTAGGTTAATCATTTCGGTTTGCAGCTCGATATGCTTTCTCCACTTGTCCTCTAACGCTTTCAATACATCTTGCTCGTTTTGCGTATAAATCGCGTAGACGTTGACTTGCTTTGTTTGCTTGAATCGGTAGCTTCGGTGAATGGCCTGAATAAAGTCATTGAACTTGTAATCAATTCCAACGAATATCATGTTATGGCAGCTATGCTGAAAGTTGCACCCCGAACCTGCTATCTTTGGTTTGGTGCTTAGAATCTGATATTGCCCATGCTTGAAATCAATCAATAAAGATTCTTTTTCTGCATTGGTTTGAGATCCGTACACCGAGCGCACATCGTAGCTTTTAAAGGCTTTGTTAATCGCTTGGCGTTCCTTTTCTAAGTGATGCCAAAGAATCCATCTTTCAGATGGTTGCTCAGATACAATCTCCATTGCTTTCTGAACTCGAATATCCACCGATTCAGATTTTTCACGGGAAACATCTACAAGGCTTTTCGTGGTGTCTTTGAATAAAACAATGTCCCCATCTTTATTGGTAATCACATCATCGGAGATATTCTCAACCAATATCTTATTGAAGTTCAAAGGCGGTAAAAGGTAGCCATCATCATCGTAACCAAGGTCGCTCGGCTTATTGATGAATACGGCCCAAGTGCTTACCCATTTCCAAAACTCCTCTTTTTTATTTGGGTAGAGTGTGAGGTGTCCGGCCTTTGTGCTATCCCTTTGGAAGAATCGGGTTAAGGCGTGACCCCTGTCAATTACACCAAGGTAATCTGCATAATTCAGAATCTCAATGAAATCATTCGGGGTAGGTGTTGCAGTTGCTACAAATCGATAGTTCACCGTTTTGAAATGGTGCAATACATAATTGGTCGTTTCGGTCTTGAGATTGCGTAAGATAGACGCTTCATCAAAACTCACCCCCCCGAATACATCAGCACTCACATCGCCTTTTCTGATGCGCTCGTAATTGGTGCAGTAGATTGTATTCTCCCACTCTGTCACATGGTCGCTATCTGTTATGTAGGTAATCTTCATGTCAGGAGCAAGGAACTCTAAGTCATCTTTGAACTCTCCCACAACTCCAAGTGGCATGCAAATAAGAAAAGGCTTTTGTGTTATCTCAATAACCTTTCGCGCTATTTCTAGCTGCATGATTGTTTTGCCCAATCCGAAAGATGCAAAGATTGCCCGCCTACCTCCAGAGATAGCCCATTGCACAATGTCGCGTTGGTGCGGCAATAGCTTGTGGTCTATTTCGCTTTTCAGCTCGTCTGTGCCGTATTGCTCGGCAATGACAATCTTAGCTTCTAAAAACTCTTTGTACTCTGCTTTCATGCGTTCTGTATTAGGTCGTTGATCTTTTGGTTTTGAATGGCCTCGATGCGTTTAATCCGCAACTTTATGTCCTCCTGGTAGATGTCGCGCTCCCACTCGGGGAAGTCGGCTCCGTTGATTGTGGCACTAAGGCCGCGAAGGTGGTCCGCCTCGAAGGTTTCGTGGCAGCCTGTGGCTATCAGTCGCCTAATTTGGTTAGCGTTCATCCTGCTCGTAAAATCCGATTGACTGAAGGATTACCACTAAGAGGGCATAAGCCGCGAAGCATCCGCCTATAAATAAGCCAATGTGCAGATATGTGCGAAGGAAGAATACTATCGCCTCCCAAGCCGTTCCCGGCCAAAAGAATAAAGCGGCTACTAATTGCACCCCAAGCACGGCGGCGAGGGATGCGAATACGATCTTACGTCTGTTTGAAATGCTCATGGTCTTTGGTTTTTTGCTAGTTTGATGACTTCCTTTGGCGCGATGCCTTCATAGATTGCAATCGAAGCTACCAATCCTTCAATGTAGTGGATTGTCTTTTTGTAGAGGAAAAGCTCTAATTCCTTGTATTGCGTCCGCCTTGAGGCTTTGAGATACTCCGCAGCCATATTGCGGAAGTACCGGACGTTATCGAGCAGGCATTCTGTGGCTGTGTGCTTCATTCTGCTTTCTCTTTTTCCATGTCGGCCAACCAATGATAGTCGGCATTCAGTTTGGCGGCTAAATCAAGAAGGTCAACCTCCCAAGCTAAACCTGCAAGGGCGCGGATTTCTTCCTTAGTGTACTGATTGAGTTGTGTTGTTTGCGGCATTGTCGCTTGTTTTGGTTCATGCAAACATACGCTAAAATTATTTGTGTGCAAAACTTGTGAGGAAAATATTTTCGTTTTATCTTTGCCCTCGAACCAAAGCGACAACATCATGAGCTTTATTAAACGCTTCATTGAAGATGACCCCGAATACCAAGCCGCCTATCGCGAATGGGCGGAGCGTATTGCACGGGAAGAAGCCGAGTACTTCGCGCAATTCGAAAGCCGCGAAGAGTATGAACAAGTAACCCAAAACCCACAATCATGAGTGGATTTATCCCTTCGGACTATTCCGAACCAACGAGCGGCGGCGGTCGCTATACAAAAATCGAGGAAGGCAAGAAAGTAAAGCTGCGTATCCTCGCCTCGCCAATTCAAGGTTGGCTGCGATGGACAGTTGAACCAAAGCCAATCCGGTGGCGTAAAGACGAAAAGGAGCCACAACGCCACGACTGGAAAGATGACGCTGCAAAGCTCTTCTGGGCGATGCCTGTTTGGAATTACATCACAGACCAAGTAGAGCTTTGGGAGGTGACGCAAAAGAGCATCCGCCAAGAGCTTGTGGCCCTCGCTAATAATGAAGATTGGGGCGATCCGCACGAATACGATATTACAGTATCGCGGACCGGATCAGGACTTGAAACAAAGTACCAGGTACACCCCAGCCCGCACCGTCAGCTTGATGACTTCGCAGCCACGGCTTACGCTAAGACAGGCCCGAAGATTGAAGCACTCTTTACCGGTGACGATCCCTTTGCCGCGTGAAAGTGACCATCCATAGCGAAGTGGAGAATGGCCGCCTGAAAAGAAATCGGGCGGCTCTCTCCCGCGCTTTGGCAGACTTCGAGGGGAAAGAGGTGAGCATCACCATCCAACGCAAGAAGAAAACGCGCAGCACGCAGCAAAACCGATACTACTGGGGCTGTTTGCTTGGAGCTGTTCAGGCTTGCTTCAGAGATGCCGGCCACGTCTTAACCCAAGAGGATACGCACATGATGCTGCGGGCAAAGTTTCTTACAAAGACCCTACCCATTGGAGAAGATGGGGAATACATTGAGCAAGTGAGAAGCACTACCGATCTCAGCACGATGGAATTTAACGAGTACATAGACAATATCCGGTATTGGTGTCAAGAGAACTTGAACGCCTATATCCCCGAACCAAACGAACAAGCAGAACTAGAGCTATGAAAGAGCAAATTGAACAGGCGATAGCCGACACAGTACAGGCCGTTGAAGATGGCAATGCAGATGCCCTCAAAGCATTTATCCGCCTCAAAGCGGTAGCTGCCACCATCACCCAAGCCCTCAAGCAAATTGAAGATGCCGCGATGGAGGAGCTACTAAACTACCCCAAAGGCAAAGCCGAATTCGAGGGGGCGAAAGTTGAAGTAAGAAGCAGCGCGGGCCGCTGGGATTTCAAGGGCATTCAAGAATGGATCTCCGTAAATCATACGCTCAAGGGCATCGAGGCCGATGCAAAAGAGGCGGCCAAGCTAGCC